CTAGAAGCGCCGGCGGCAGCGGCGGCGATGCCAGGCCCAGGACGTGGCAGCGCCCGCCGCGAAGATGCCGAAGGCATAGACGCCTAGCCGCAGCCAGGGCAGCTCCGACGCGCACAGCACCCCGAGGATGGCGTAAAGCTCGGTCATCAGAGGAAGCCTTTGACCCCGAGCTTGGCGGCCAAGGCGGCGATGCGCCCGGCCAGGCCGGTCACGTCATCCTTGGCGTCCAGGTAGAGCGGCCCACAGTTGAGCCTCAGATCGTCGGACACCCCGTCCCCGAACCGCTTCACGACATTGCGCGCCCGCTGGAAGGCCGTGGCCACGCCATCGAACTTGCCATTGCTGGTGCTGGCCGCGTCCGGCGCCACGGTGATCAGGTAATCCCAGCACTGGTAGGCGATGCGGTCGTTCGCGTCATGCGCCAACCGGCTGGCTTCCTCGAGATCTGCGGCGGCGAAGTCGATGACACCGGACCTCACCTCGCTGACCTTGCCGGCGATGGCAACGGGCCCTGCACCGCCGCCCGCAGAGCAGCCGGTCAGCAGCAGCGCCAAGAGCAGCAGCGGCAGGATGACGTTGACCCCCACGCTGGGGGCCGCCTTCTTCGCGTTCGGAATCGCCCACGTCACACACCAGATGACGAGGGATGCCACCGCGCCATACCAGACTTCCTCGAAGCCCCAGCCGAGCTTCTTGTCCAGGCCCATGAGAATCACCACGATCCAGGGGCCGATGGCGGAGATGTTGGCCTTATTCATGGTCGTGTTCATCAGTCCCTCCTACGGGTGCGGCGGCTGCCAGCCGCCCTTCGTCAGCGTCAGGTAGGCCAGCAATCCGAGCGCGGCGACGATGATTCCGCGAACCGTCCACCGCCCGACCTGGGCGAACTGTTCATCGAGCCATTCCCTGATTGCGGCCTTCGCCGCGGCCTGGAAAATGCGTTTCGTCTCTTCGTCACTCATTGGCGGCCGCCCTTCACGTCGCCGGCCGCGGACAGCTCGCCCCGCGCCTTCTCGAGGATGGTCTCGATCGGCTGCTCGCCGGCCGCGATCTCCGCCCAGAAGCGCTTCTGCAGCTTCGCCAGCTTCTCACCTTCTGCGGCGCGCGGATCGGGGGTGAAAGCGGCAATCTCCACCTGGCCCGCATCGACAAGTTCGGATACCTCTCGGAAATGCCGATTGGCGCCATCGGCCGGGATGTTGAGCGTATTGCCCGCATCGTCCTCCGCCTGGATCACGGTTCGCTCAGAGTTGGCGTATCGGAAATTCCGCATCTCAGATCCCCGCGTCCGCAGTCCACTGCACTTGAAGCCCCTCGTTCACGGCGAGGCCGGCGTTCCCGGTGGTGGAGACACGAAATGCCTTTGCGCGAATGCTGGCGGCGGCGGTGCTGCTGCAGTCGGCACCATCGGTGCCGTTTCGCACCTCGGCATTCGCAGAGGTGGTGTTGAAGGTGGTGATCGTGGGGATGCCGCGCATCTCCGGGGTGAAAGGGTAAACCGGAGAAGACGTGACCGCCGCGCCGGTGCCAACGCTGGGCCAGAATAGCGCTCCGTTGACCGAAGCCCCCTGCGCAGGAGCGGTCGCATACTCGAACGATTTCTGGAAGTGGGCCTTGCAGGCGTTCAGCTCATCATTGAAGGGCCGGAACTCGAACTGATCGATGACCGGTTCATCCGCGCGCACGTCGACATTGTCGATCTCGACATAATCGGCGGCGCCAGCGGCGCCGGTGGGCGTCCAGACGAAGAAGACCTCCGCCTGAGTGGCATTCACGCCGACCAGGCCGGCGCCGACCAAGCTGACCGTGACCGCCGCGGCGCCAGGCACCAGGTTGACAGGGGCGTTGAGCGGGTTCGCCTGTGCCGTGTAGCCGGTGCAGATCTTCTGCGCCGAGCCGGTGCCCCATGAGACGAAGGCGGTGAGAGTGCCGTTCAGCGGCGACCAGTTGGCCCCGGCGCGCGCCTCAAAGCGGATCGTCGGCCGCGCTCCGCGCAGCCGCATGATCTCATCGAGGTCGAGCGGGAAGCCGAAGATCATCTGCGCCACGCCGCTTTGGCCGTTGTTGCGCTGGATTCGCGCGCAATAGCGGCTGCGGCTGGTGAGGCCCGGCTGCTGCGAGACCGTGCAGGCCTGGTTCGCGCTGGTGAATAGATACCAGCGATCGGCCGTGTAGACGCCGGCGACCGAGCTTGCCGGGACCGCGATCGAGGCCGCGCCGCCGGCGCCGCGCTGCCACACCTCGAAGCCGCCATTGGCGCCGACGATGTTTTTCCACCCGCCGCGGAACGGCACGCCCCACAGCTTCAGCGCGGTGAGGAAATCGGTGTCGTTGAGGCCCGCATTGGCCAGCGCCTGCGTGGCCACGCGCGCGACGCCCGTGGCCAGCTCGGTCGCCGCCTGCTTGATGGCGTTGAACAGGCTCGCGACGGTGGGGTGGCTTGCGCTAGTGCCACCCTGCGCGAGCGACAGCGGGAGGCTGAGCGCGCCCATCCCGGTGATGTCGACATTCTCAAGCCCGTTCTCTGAGGCATTCCAACGCAGCAGCTTCGCCGCTTCCGGCACGGGAAGGTTGATGGCCTCCAGCGTGGACGCCACCGCTAGCTTCACCGTGCGGCCGATGTCGCGCCCGAACTGCTGCAAGATCGCGAAGACCTTGTCGATCTGGGTATTCAGCTCTTTGATGTTCAGCGTGGGCGACGGATAGGGGAAATCCGTGGTGCGCGTCGACGGCACTTCGCGATAGACGATCACATCGACGTCATCGACCGTGACACCCAGCGTGAAGGTGCCGCCCTGGAACCCGCCATCGGCGACGTTGCCGGCGACCGAGAATTCCAAAGCAGTGGCCGGCGATGCGTTATAGACCGCATCGTCCCCGTCAACGATCACCCGGATGTCGGCTACATCGAAGAAGGCAAAGGGGATCGTGAACGTGGCCTGAGGCGAGGACGGGTGGTACGTCTCGCGCGGATCGTCGTTTGAGATGATGACGTGGGCCATGGCGGCGACATTGGCCGCCGCGAGTCAGGCCCTCAACGCACCGGCGCGACCGCCGCGAGATCGGGCGCCCGCTGCGGCGCCGCCTCGCCCGGCCGCCACCAATAGCTTTGCCCGTAATCCTTCCGCGCGCGGTCTTCGGTGCGCTTGAAGGCCCGCCTGTATTCGGGGTCGAGTGCGGACTGGAGCTGGTCCCAGATCAGCCGGTCCATGGCCAGGCGGGAATACCAGAGGCTTGAACCGGGGGTGTTATTGCGCAGGAACTTCACCATCTCACGGCCGAAGTTGGTCCGCTCTCCGGTGATGGCGCCCTGGATATTCCAGCCCGTCAGGCTCACCGTGTCGTCCAGCAGCTTCGCAGCCGGCCCGCCGATCGTCGTCATGTAGAAGCCGGCCTGGGCGCGGTTCAGGCCTGCATAGAGGAAGTCGCCGACGATGCCGGCACCGCCCCCCTGGATGAAGGAGGCACCCCAGAATTTCGCCTCGGTCATGTCGCGCGGGTCTTTGCCGTTGGCGAGCTGCTTCAGCTGGATGGCGAGCGCACCCATCACAGTGAGATCCACGCCCAACTTCGCCAGGTAGAGCCCGCCGCCCTGACCCCAATGCGAGATCCCGCGCATCAGGTGGGTGCTCATCATCGTGACCGGGAAGCTCTTGTACTGCAGCGTGAAGCGTCGGAATTCGCCGCCGACCGTCCCCCGCCTCGATTGCGACAGCAGCAGCGCCCGTTCCCGCACCCCAGGCGTCGGGATGGCCATGTCGGCTTCCGTCAGGATCATGCCCATCAGCTTCGAGGCAGCTTCCTGCTCGGCCTTGCCCTGGCCGGCCAGGTTCTCCGGCCACACAATGCGCAGGCCGTCGATGTCGCCGACGCCGGTTTTCCGGATGATGTTCCAATCGGCGGCGGAAATGCCGTAGGCCGCGAAGCTGCGGCGCAGCTCGGGCGGCAGCGCGCCCAGTTCGGCGTGCGAGAGATCCGCGAGCAGCCCGAGGTATTCGAGCCCGAAGGCCATCTTGCCGGCATCGGTGTGGGCGGCCAGGCCGGAGCCACGCATTACAGCCTCGGCGGCCATGCCGGCGACCCCGGAGACATGCTCATCGACCGAGTTTCGCGCCGCGCCCTGGGCCCGGTGCAGCCAAGTCTCCGCGATCAGGCCGGCGCGCGCCGCGATCATGCGATCCTTGGAGCTGGCCGGGTTCAGCAGCTTCAGGTAGGTGGCGCTCAGCTTGGTGGAGGAAAGCCCGTTCCAAGAGGCCGCGGCGCGCAAGCTGGAGAAATCGGTGGTCGCCGACAGCACCGCGGAGCCGAGCTGCGACGCGGAGAGCCAAGCTCGCAGCCCGCCGGAGACGTTCGCCAGCATCTCGCTGACCGGCGCATTCGCCCGGCCGGTCACATGGTCATAGATGGCCTGGAGCTGGTGCACCTTCGTGGGCGCCACACCATCCTTGCGCGCGGTGTCAATCAGCACCCGCGCCACCAGGTCAGGATTCGGCCCCAGGATCTCCAGATGCGCGATGTCGCGGGCCATGCCCTCGATGTGCCCGGTCAGCAGGCCATAGATGCCGTCGTCGCCCACGCCCCAGCGATTATTGAACTCGAACCACGCATCCGAGCTCGCCCACTCGAAAGCGCGGGGGTCCAGGCGGCTGTTGGCCAGCTTCGTCCCGCCACGCGCACCAGGCGTCAGCTCGGAGAGCCCGTTGGTGGTGACCTTCTCATAGGTCCGGGTCAGCATGTCCTCGAACTTGGCATCATCGACGGGCAGCTTCGTTTCCCAATCGATGACCTTCAGCCGACCATCGCGGCGGGCGGCCCACATATAGTCGCGGAATTCGGTGGCCTTGCCCATGAGCCGCTTGCGCACCCAGACCTGCGGCAAGCGCCAATCCTTCTTCAGCGCGAGATCTCCGCCGGCGGCGTTGAAGCGGACGACGCCGGAATCCGTCGCATCGGTGTAGGCCTTCGCCGCGGCGGCAGCCACGTTGTCATCGACCGTCTCACCATACAGCGCACGGACCATGTTCTTGAGGCCGGGGATGTCTTGCTTCACCCCGAGCGCGCGGGTGCGGAAGGCTTCCAGGCCGACGCCCCAGCGCCGCATCAGGTCGGAGCGGACCGCCTTCATACGGCCTTCGATCGACGGGAAGCCGGACACACCCCAGATGTCCCGGGCGAACAGCGCGGCCGCGCCGGCGAAGACGCCGCGCTTGTGCGACTTGGCTTCCCGGAGTGCCCGATCGGTGGCCAGGATGTGGAGCGCCGTCTGCCGCTTCTGCACCGCAGCCTGGCGCGCCAGCTCCTTCGCCGCATCGGCCGCCGCGCGCGCCTCGGCGGCCGTCCGGTTCACCGTCCGCGCATAGTCGCGCTCAAGGCCCTTCACCAGGCGCAGCGCCTCTTCGGCCAACTCGCGGGTCAGCTTGCCGGCCTCGACCTTCGCATTCAGGCACTTCTCGATTCCCATGGTCTACTCCGCTGCCAGGCCGAACGCGCAAGCCTGCACTTCCTTGGCCGCCTTCACCCGCGCATCCGCCGCCTTCATCAGATCCCGCGCCGATCCGGTCTTCGCCGCCGGTGCCCCGTCCACCAGCTCTTCGGCCAACGGCACTTCGATGTCCGAGGCCTCGAGGATGCGCGCCACCTCGGTTTCGAGCGCCTGATCGATTTCGGGCTCGGCGAGCGCTGTGGTGGTCGCCTCTACTTCCTTGCCACGTGCCAGCGCGCCGGCGTCTCCCTGGGATCGAAGGATGTCCGTGGCGCCGGACGGCGCCTCTCCAAAGAGGTTCTGACCGGGCAGGCTCTTGTTGGCTTCGTCCAGATAGCCGGCCAGCCGCTCCGCGATCGACGTACGACCCGCCGCCTTGCGCAGCCCGCCATCTCGGTAGAACAGCCGCAGGAAGCCGTGCGCCGCCTCGGTCAGCCCTTCGCCGAACATCTGACCTTGGGCGATCAGGTCGCCGATCGGCAGACCTTCGCGCCGGGCATTCTCCACCATCCGCACCGCCGCCAGCAGATGCGCGGTTGCGTCGACCTCGGGCGTGAGCTCACCGGCCAGCGCGCGCGCCCGCATCTGCGCCCAGCCAGGCGCCGCATCCTGCAGAGCGCCGCCGATCGCCTTGATGTCGTTATCCGTCGCCTCGGTCAGCTTCGAGATCAGCCCCGGATCACCGTACGCCTTGGCGAGCAGCGCGGCTTCGATGCGCTTCAGCCCCGCCTGACTCAGCGATCCATCGGCGGTCATCATCGCGCCGCGCTCGCTCTCGGGCAACGCGCGAAGGAGCTGGCGGACGAAATCCCGGTTCTTGGCCAGGTCGACCGTGCCACCCTCGTAGAGATCCAGCACGCTGTCCGGGATTCGGCGGGCGTCGGCCAGAGCCTGCTCACCCGCGCCCATGGCCAGCGTCGAAGCCTCATTAGCCTCGCGCGCGAAGGCGATGCGCTCTTCCGGCGTCATGCCCGTGACCCGCTGCCGAACCAGGATCGGCTCTTTCATGCGGTCGACGTCATACCCGAGGCGCTTGAGGTGCGCCCGATAGCGCTCGGCGGTCCCATCGGCATAGGCCTTGCGGATGGCGAGCGTGCGCCCGTTGCCGCTCTCCACCACGCCGTCCGGGCCGATGATGGGGGCGCCGGTCGCTGCATCGGCGCCGCCAGCCAAGCGCTCCGGCTCCAGGGCGCCAGCCATGGCCGTTATCTGGGCCTCGGACGCGGCCCGGGTCCGGTCGCGCGGCTGCAGCTCAGCCGGAAACGCCGGATTTACAGCCATTTCAGGGCCGTGGCTGGTGACCAGGCTGGAGGCTTCGACCACCTGGTGCTCGACCTCAACCGCCCGGCCGGCGGGGGTAAAGACCTTGCCGCCGGGGGACCGGAGGACTACATTCTGGGTCGGGTCCGGGTGTGCTGTCGTCGGTTCGCCCGTTGGGGGTGCGGAGGGTCCAGCAACCTTGTCAGCCCCCGCGCCAGCCCCGGACCTCCCCACCATCTCATCAAGACCGCGCGGCCCCTTTCCGGGGGCCCACTTCCACATGTCTTTGAGCGTCAGCGTGCCGCGGCCGGTGCGCGCCTCTTCGACCACGAACACCGTCCCGTCTTCGGCGATGGTGAGATAGGAGATCGCGTCCCGGCCCTCATTGGTCTTGCTCAGCCGCGCCTCGGTGTGCCGTTCGACCAGTTCGGGGTAGCGCGCGATGTCTGCCGCAGTGACCGGCACCTGGCCGCGCGCCGCCTCTGCCGCCGCGTCGCCATGCGCCTTCAGGATCTTGCGCACGCCGCCGGCATCCATGGTCCGCGTCCAATCCGGCCCGACGCGCAGCCCGAGGCGATCGGCGAGGGTCAGCGTCCATTGCGGCAGCTTGCCGTAGGACAGCCAAGTATGCCGCCCCGGCACCGCCACGGCGTCGTCCACGAACTGCAGGCCGGACCCGACGATGTCGCGCGGGTCCGCCAGGCTGCGGCCCGGGTGCATGCGCGGTTGGGAGGGCGGTTGCGCCGCCGCGACGCGCGCACTCGCCTGGGCCGCTTCGGCCGCATCGGCTGCAGCTTCACCATGGCGCGCAGCCGCGTCGAAAGCTGCACGCTCCATCACCGTCAAGGCGTCACGGGCGGGCAGGAACCGGCGGCCTAGGCGGAGCATCCCGCGGCCACCGGTCGCCAGCGCGCGGAAGCCAAGGCCCACGATCGGCGCCCCGAGCGCCGCCACCCCGATGTTCGCCAGCGCCTCTTCCAGCGTCTGCGGTGTGCCGAGCCGAGAGCGGGTCTGAAAATCCAGCGCTTCGATGCCGGCCTGTGTGCCGCCGGCGATCAGAGCTTCGCTGCCGGCGGTGAGTAGCGCCCGCGTCAGCAGCGAACGGCCGACACCGACAACGGGACCGCCCAGGGGCATGGTCAGGAGCTGGAGCGGATTCTGCAGCTCGCCCGCCGCGCTGCCGGCAAAGCCGCCGACCGCGCCGAAGCCGACCGAGGCCTGCGCCTTTCGCGCGGAGGTTTCCCGCAGCTCGGTGCCCTTCGCCGCGATCTCGCGATCGAACAGCGCCGGGTCGGGCACCCCGCGGCCATCAGCGTGGGCTTTCGCCAGCAAGGAATCGACCTGCTCGCGGTAGAGCTGCTGCACCCGGGTGAAGTTGCCGACCGCGCCCTCCGCCGTCGCGCGCTTCACAGCTTCGATCATCAGCGGGTCGCCACGGCCGTCACGCGCCTGGTTAATCAGACCCTGCCGGATGGTGAACGGGTTCGCCGCCTCGCGGCCGGTGCGATCGCGCAGCAGCGCCAGCGCCGCGTCATACTTCTTCCCGAGCGCGGCGCCGTAATAGGCGGAGCGATCCGGCGCAAAGGCGGCCTCATAGTCGGCGCGGAAACGGGACATGAAGCCCGCCGGCGCGGAGGGCAGGTAACCTTGATCCTCGAAGAAGCGAAAATCGACACGATCGCGATAGAGGTTCAGCAACATCGGGCTACCTGTGGCCGGTGAGATCGATCACCCAGGGCTGATTGGCGACAGGGTCCCAGATGGCTTGCGTCGCATCGGCGGCGTCGATCGCCACGGCATAGCGGCCGTCGGCGATCGAAAGCAGCACCCCACGGTCTTTGATGTCGTCCAGGGTGATCGGTGACCCGTCCGGCGCGGCCGGAATCGCGCCCACCTCCGCCGCCGTCAGGGCGTCGAAAGTGTCCTCGAACTCGGTTTCCGTCATGCCTCGGCGCGGCGGGAAGATCTGCTGCCCCCGGAACTCCACAAGCCCGCCGGTAACCCGGTCCAGGGCGCTGAGCAGCCGGGCCTCGTTCAGCGCGCCCGACGTGTCGCCGGCGTTCTTGCTGTCCACCGCGTAGACCGAGAGCGCCGCGTCGACCATGTCCGCGCGTGCCGTTGCATCGCGCATCAGCACCAGCGACTGGCCGAAATAGAGATCGAGCTGGCCGCGCAAGGCGGCGTCGTCCGCCGGCACATATCCGGTGCCCGAGGTACGCACCTCTTGGCCGGCGAAGATGTCGCGCGCCACCGCCTCATCCGATTGCGCGATGCCGGCGGCAACGGCGAACTGCCGCGCCTGGTCGCCCTTCTCGGTCAGCAGCGACATGACGCCGGCCAGATGCTGCTCGCCCAGGCCCTGGGCTAAGCCCTTCATCAGGGCAGCCTTCTGATCGGGCGGCGCGACCTTGACGATGCCGGCCAGGCCATCCAGCTCGGCGGCCGTCAGTGGCGGCACGTAGGCCCCTTCCATCCGGTTGATGAAGTTGGCCTGTGCAACCCGGCCCTGCAGCCGCGCCGGCAGATCCTGGGCCAGAAAGTCGAGCTGCGGCACACTGCCGAGGCGGGCCTTGTATTTCTCGGTCCCGACCCTGAAGGGGTCTGCCGCGAATGCCTGAGCCCCTTCCTTGCTTGCCACCCTCATCCGCTCCAGCTCCGCGGCGAGCTGGTTGGCCTCGGCACTCGGGCCGCCGAGCTGCGCCAGCACCTTGCCGACATAGGCGCGGGTTTCCGGATAAGGGATCGATGCCGCAAAGACGGAATCGCTGACCTGGCCGGAGCGCGGATCGCCGAAGCGCGCAATCCAGTCATCGACCGCGCCCGGCCCGGCATTGTAGGCCGCCAGCGCCAGCACGCGATTGCCGCCGAACTCGGTCAGCATGGCGTTGAGATAGTCGCGACCGAACCGCAGGTTTTCCTCGGGGCTGTCATCCTTCAGGGGCGTGACGCCGAATCCGGGGTCTGTGCCGGTGGCCGCCATGATCTGGGCGGCGCCCTTGGCGCCCTTGGGGCTCAGCGCCGTAGGGTCGCCTCCGCTCTCCACCTGCACAACGGCGTCGAAGAGGTTGCCGGCGCCGACATCGCTTCCGCTGCCGGTCGCCGCGCGCGCGGTGGCATCCTCAAGCTGCTGCTGCTTCAACCCAATGGCGCGCGGCTGATCGGAATAGGGCATGGCCACGAAGGCCGAGAGCTGCGACTGCTGCGCCGCCGCCGCAGCAAGCGTATCGGCCATCAGGGGGTCGCCGGCCGCCCGAGCCTGATGGCTGAGTGACATCCATTCGCTGGGGCTCACCGAGCCCGGCGCGGCCGCCTGGCGGGTGTCCAGGGCCTTCGCGCTGTCGCGGATGCCGGCGATCTCGAGATCCCGCGCCGCCTCGGTGGAACGCATCTCGACATCGAAGCGCGCCACGATCTGCGCCCGGCGCTCCGGTTCGATGCGGAGCTCGGGATCGGTCAGAACCTGCTCAAGCTCCGCAGCCGCGGCCTTGCGCGCAGCGAACCCGCCGCCGGCCGCCTTCGCCGTGCTGATGGCGTGGCTGACGATGGTTTGCGCCTGGTGCTCATCGGCCAGGTATTCCCGATCAAGCTTCGCCTGCACATCGGTCAGCCAGCCTGACGCCACCGCCTGGTCATACAGGCCATTGATCTCCGACAGCGTGCGCTGATAGGCGGGCGTGGAGATTCCGCCTTGGCGGGCCAGCGCGCCAGCATCGATCCGCTTGGCATCGAGCAGTGACTGCCAGGACGCCTTCTGGTTTGTCAGGTCGACCTGCACCTTGTCCTCAACGGCACCGATGTAGGTCTGGCTGCCGAGCCGGTCGAGCAGCACCGCCGCCTCGCCCTGGAACTCGGTGGGCAGCTGCGATACCTGCCCCTGGCGCCAGGCCGCCCACTCCGCCTTGAAGCCCTCGGGATCGTTCTTGTGGCGCAGCCGGATCTCCGCCGCCTTGCCGACCTGGTCGATCTCGTATTGCGCCGAGTAGCCCGTCAGTGCCGCCTTGTTGTAGGCGCGATTGGCCGCCGTCGAGGTGTCGCGAAGCTGCAGCGGTCGCAGCGTGCCGTCCGGGTTGCGCGCAGCGCCTTCCCGCAAGCCGACATTCGTCGCCTCTTCCGCCAGCCGGCGCTGATCCTCTTCGCGCAGGTCAGATCCCAGGCCCTGCAGGGTCTGGCCGACCACGCCGATCTGCTGAAGGATCTCCGCGCCCGCAGGCCGGATGGGGACGATGCCGGCGGGATTGACGATGACGGAACGCTGGATCTCGGGAAGCCGGGACGCCATTTTCTACTCCTTGAAGGCGCTGGCGCCGGAAAGGAGCTGGCCCGTCCCGCCGATGAAGCCGCCATAGAGCGAGGCCCGGCCGGAGCGCTTCGCCTGCCTCGCAGCCAGTCGGTTGCGCTCGGCCTCCGCCGCGAAGTTGTATCGGCTGGCCAGGATGTCAGCCTCGGTTTCCTGTCGGGACGCCTCTTCGATCGCCAAGCTGGTCGGGCTTCGAAGGTCGACGCCAGAGCCGGCACGAAGCGCCTGCTGCGCCGCGATGGTGCGGGCCAGATCCTTCCGCCGCGCGAGGGCGTCTTGCTCGGAAGCCAGCTCGGCCGCCGCCGCGTTCTCGCGATACTGCTGAGCTTCCAGTTCGCCGGCTTTGTCGGCCGCGATGCCCTGATAGATGGTCGCGCCGGCGCTCACCGCCGTGCCGGCCACCATCGCCACCGTTGCCAAAGTCGCCATTTCCATCGGATCACCTGTTGATCTGGATTTCCCGCATCAGGCCAAGGATTGTCGCCTTGCCCGGGCGGGGCACCGTCACGTCAAACTGGCAGTTCCGATCCACACCAAGCAGACGGAATTCCAGCTTTCCTGTGACCGTGCCGGCGTCGGTCGCGAAGTCGTCTCCCTGGAAGGCAAGCAGCACCGTGCGACCGGCGACCCTGAAACTGCATGAACGATCGGTGGTGATCACCGCACGGATGAGCCGCTTCATCAGCGAGCTCGCGTCCCCATCCGAGAGATCGAAGTCGACCGGCATGGGCCGCAGCCACGGCGCGGTCCAGAATCCGGCTTCGATTTCCGTCACCTCGGGCGCCAGCTCATCCAGCGTGATTTCACCGCCGGCGGAAACGGTATAGGTGCCGAGGTCGTGACCCTTCGTGATGACCTCCACCGCCATGTTGGCCAGGTGGGTGAAGCCGCCGAAGGTCTTGCCTAGCGCGCCGGTGACCCGCTTTGAACAATCCAGCGTCCGGTCATCGCTCAGCTTTTCCAGGGTATAGACCGGGCCGGCGCCGAGCGTGCGCTGCACCACCACGAACACCTCGTTCCCGGCTTGGCAGATGGAGACGAAGGTCCCCTGGGTTTGCCATGGCGTCCAGGCGGCGATTTCCTGCGAGCGGGCCGAATGAAAGACGGACAGGTTGCCGTCGCCATTGACCAGCAACGCGTACTGCTCGGGCCGTCGCCGGGACCCGTAGAGCACGGCCATCTCGGTGGGGCTGCTGATCAGATGCTCAGCCGCCAGCGACACAGGATTTGCGCTGTAGGCTTGTTCGGTGTCCTCCCATAGCGCTTCGCGCACCGCGGCGCCGGTGATCTGGTCGAACAGCACGGCACCATCGAATGACTGCGGCCGAACCCAGCTCGCGCCATAGGGCGCCTGCTCGCGGAAGGCCAGGTTCTTGGGGGTAAGTGGGCGCGCGTCCGAAGTCGGCACCAGCACCACGCCCTGGTCGGTGAAGATGAGCAGATGCCGCGTGCCCGACAGGTGGCGCACCTCCGCCACGCGATCGCCGGTCACAGCATCCCAGGCCGCTTCATTGTCGAGCGCCGTCCCCAGGTCGAAATTGAAGAAGGCGCCGATCTTGGACATCCAGAAGCCGTCCGGCTTCGACTTCGACCCGCCAAAGATGAGCCGGTTATCGAAGAAGATGCCGCAGTTCGGATAGCCGCGGACCGCGCTGAAGGCCTGCTCATCCCAATTGATGTCGGCGGTGGTGGCCGGCAGGGTTTGCAGCACGGTGCCATTCGCCAGGTTCGCGTTCGTGACGGCGGTCACCAGGATCTCTTTGAGCTGGTAGCGGACCTTGGTTCCGACATGGCCAGCCACCCAATTGCCGGCGCCGGAGAGCGTCATCGTGATGCCGCCGGTGGTCGCCGAGGGTGTCATCGTGATGCTCGGATCCGCGTACTTGTAGTACGGCTGGTAGGTCGGATTGCCGCCGGTTCCCGTCTCGAAGGTGAGGTTTCCCAGGGTGAACGTGCTGACCCCGGTTCGCCGGATCACCTGCGTCCGCATGTCCGGGTGGAACACCACCATCGTGTCGCCGTAATGGGCCCAGGTCAGCCGCGCCAGCATGGCAGCAGTCCAGGGCGCCGAGGTCAGCGACGTGACCAGGGAGCCGGTCGGACCATAGATGTCCGCGCGGGTGTCCGAGAAAGCGATGATATAGCGCTGGGTATCATTGAAGACGAAGGCAGCCAGCTTCGGCGGCCCGAACTGGAGGTTCACCAGCCATTCGAGCGCCGGCCGGACGCGGGCGCCACCCTGGGCCAGCAGTGCGTAATTCAGCAGGCGCTCGGCGCCGTTCTGATATTGCTTGGTGTCGGAGCGCCGCGCCATCAGCGGGGACAGCTCTCCGGCGACAAAGCTGGTCTGCGCCGGCCGGGCCTTGGGCATCAGCGCCTCACGGCGATCAGGCGGGAGCCTCGCAGGCGGCGGGTGGACCGCGTCATGCTATCGGTGGAACGAGCGATCGGCCCGCGCAGCTCGACGGCCTCAGCGCGGAAATCCTTGGCCAACTCGAGATCTCGCGGGATGGCGCGAGCGAAGATGGCCCCCAGATCGGTCACGATCAACTCGGTGAAATCCGCCGGCCACTTGGCCTCAACCTGGCGGAAGGTCGCCTCGCAGAAGAGGATGTCCCCTTCGTCGGTGAAGATCTTGTCACCGAGGTGGTCAAACTTGACGGTGCTGTCTGCGCCGGTGCCGACCCACCAGACCTTGAGCGCTGCGGTGGGGAGCTGCCACGCAACGGACCAGCGCGTGCGCGGCGTCGACAGCAGCCGGTTCAGCTCCCATTGCTCGGTGGCGAAGGTCCATTTCCGGGCGGAGAGCCGGGCCGCCACCGTGGCCTCGTAGAACAGCTTGGCCGTGACACCCTCGGTCGAATCGTCATAGGCCGCAATCGGGTTCGCCCCGCATTGCACCAGCGCCCGGTTGATGATGTCGAATTCGGTGTCGGCCATGGCGCAGCATTCGCAAAGCGGCGCCCCGCCCTCAACGCACCGAGGGTCAGTCCTGAGTGATGCCGAATTTGAAGCGGAGGCCGTTGGCCGTGTAGGTGGGGGTGCCGCCGCGCGTGATGCCGGCGACCCAGAGCGAGGACAGGCCGGGGGCGGTCTTCATCCGCAGGCCGATGCCGCGCAAGGTGGCGATGCGCGCGCCGCCCAGATCGATGTAATCGGCAGCCGCGACCTTGACCAGGCCGACGCTGGCCCGCGCGTTGGCGTCGGTGATCGCCGGCGTGACGTTGAAGGTGCCGAGGGATACGTTGGCATTCAGGAAGACCAGATCCAGCGCCACGCCCTGGTCATCTTCGTCCAGGACGTGGATGCTATCCAGGATGCCGCCTTCGCCTGGCAGCTCGGCGAAGTTGGCCAGAGCGGCGCTGTCGAACAGCACATCGCCGTCCGCATAGACGTTGGTGTCCAGCGTCGGCAGGAAGTCGAGAACGTCTGCGTTTCTGATCGCCATTTCGGCCTCAAGGTTGGGGGCGGCCGTCGCCAGCCGCCCCGCCTTCCGTGGATTAGTCTCCGACCGTGCCGTACATGATCACCTTCATGTTGCCGGACGCGGGCAGGGCCGCGCCGGCAACGGTGAGCAGCAGACGTTCCTTGGCGGTCAAGCGGGCCGCATAGTTGCCGAAGATGATCGCCGCGGTGCCGTTGTTGATCGCCGCGGTTCGGTACTTACCGGTGGTGCCGGAGATGCCGATGGCGATGGTGGCGGTGCCGCCGCTGGTGGTGTCCTGCTGGATCACGCCATAGTGGAAATCGAAGCCTGCCGGCAGGTCGCCCAGCTCGATGAAGTCGGCCGCCTGCGAGGCGAACACCACATCGAACTTGAATGCCTTCAGGCGGCCCGCGACATCGCGGACATCCGGCAGCTTGCCGGCGTCGATCAGGGTGGCGATAGCGGTTTTCGTGGGCATGGGTGTGGTCTCCTCTCCCGCCTGGCGTTACGATTCGACCACGTCGATCTGCACCACCTTCTCCTCTTGGAGACGGGTGGAGCCGAACGAACCGCAGGCGTAGTACTGCCAGGAATAGGACTTGCCCGGGATCTCATCGGTCCGAACGGTGGGCTCCTTCGGGCCATTGTGGACGACGCCGGACTTGACCCAGGCGACGCAGGTTCGGGTGGTCGACACCTTCGGCAGCATGCGCTGGGTGGCACCGAGCTCATCCGTCCAGTCTTCCAGGCGGTGGAACTGGAAGCCGTAAAAGCCCTCGCCCCCGCCTTCCTTGGACATGGTGCCCTTCACGAGCACGCGCTGAGTGTTGTAGTCGACCGACTTCACCTCCGCGTTGTTCATGAATTCGCCTTCCTGCTTGCGCGTCCAGGCGACATGAAGCTCATCGGTGTCATCGAAGATCGCCTTGCCCATCAGCAGATCGGCCGCCTGCTGCACCTTGCCCAGCGTGAAGCCGGTGCCGCCGGCCGCAATCTGCTGGCCGGACGGGAGGGTGATGGGGGTGGTGCCGTCTTCGCCGGAGAAGGACGTGCCCAGCATCGCCGAGATGATGTCGGCATCCTTCGCGCGGTTCAGCGCGGCGATGAAGGCGCGGCTGTAGGCGCCGCCGGGGTTGTTGAGGATCTTGAGCAAATCCGACCAATCCATGAGGTCGGACAGCTCGAAATCGCCCATCGACACCCAGCGCCGACGATGCGGAACGTCGATGCGCGGCGTGTCGGCATGGCGCGACGTGCGCTTGCGGGCGCCGACCACGCCAACCTGGTCGAAGGAAACGCGCTTGCCGGTCTCGTTCTCGAGCATCACGGCGTCCTGCAGGCGGAATTTGACCTGCTGCGCGAGCATGTTGATGCCGCTCCGGTAGGTATCCACCATCGCGGTCGTGATTTGATTGGACATAGTCCGCTCTCCACAGAGTTTGAGTGGGGGCGCCTACGTCGGTTGTCCGATTGTGCTTGGAGGGTCGGTTGTCCCTGGTCGGCTGCGGCCTGGTTGTCCCTTCCGGGGCCTGGCGCTGCCTGCGGGGCCGGTCAAAGCAAATAGGGCCGCATCAGCGAGTGACGCGACCCTATTTCTGTGCGGCCCCGGCGCTCAACGCACCGGACGCGCGTTGGTGGTTTAGGCCGCGCGGGCGGCCTGTTCGTGCAGCTTTTGCAGCTTCTTGAACGCCTCGGCGTGCTCAGGATGATTCCGGTCCAGGATCTTCTTCTGGAACTCGGCATCGCCTTCGAGCTTCTTGATCTCCGCCGCCGCGGCCGAGGCACCCTGAGCGTTCGGCACGCCGCCGCCGGGCGAGAATTTCGGTTCGCCGGCGCGCTCCAGCAGCGCCTCCAGCGCTTCGACCGCTTCCGGCGTGTCAACCAGCTCATCCAGGGTGGACGCTTTCTCCCCGAGCAGATGCTGGAGGCGACCCCAGACGTGCTGCACCCGCTGCTCGCCGTGCTCACCGAGCTTCGCGTAGGTTTCCTTTCGCGAGGCGGCGAGCTGCTCGGGCGTGGGCGTCGCGGCGCCCATCATCTTGGCGAACTGTAGGATACCCGCCTGGAATCCGTCCTGGCCGATGCCATTGTCAAAGCAGTGCTGGCGCCAGAATTTCATCATGTCGTCGTCCTTCGGCACGAAGTACGACTTGCCGGGCTCCGGCTTGAAGTCGGCGCCCGGCTCCTTGTCCAGGATCACCAGGCCCTGGGGCAGCTTGGCGGGGTCGAACTTGAGGCTGTAGCCGTCGACCTTCTCCGGCCGCCCCTTCAGGCGCTCCGCGTCATAGGCCGCCTTGCCCTCACCGAATTTCTTTTCCAAATGCGAGAAGGATTGGGCCAGATCCTGGGTGCGCGCCTCGTTTTTCGACGCATCCCAGAACTTCTCCGGCAGCCACTCAGGCCGGGCCGGCGGGCCGCCGGGATTTGGATTTGGATTCGGGTTGGGGTTGGTTTCGTTCTCTCCGGCCATTGGCCGCTCTCCTCTCGATGAGTTTCACGATCCAGCGCTGCCCCTCAAGGTGAACAAGCGCGTTCGGCTGGACCGCGTCTCCGTGGACGAAATCGACAGTGATGGACCGCAGGTAGGCCACCGCCTCCTTGAAATCGGCATTGTGCGACAGCCTGTCAAACAGTGCGTTTAGCCGGCGCTCATCTTCGGCGCTGCGGCTGACGATCCCATCGGCGGAGAGGACTCGCGGGGTGCGACCATTCGAAAAGATGTCCCAGCCCTCGGAACGCTTTGCGGTCATCAGGCCGCCACCGGCGCGCCGGCTTGGTTCGCCTGCTGTGCCAGGCTCGCCACCATCTGCGCCAGTTGCTTCAGCTCGACCTTGTTGCGCATCAGGTTCGGGTTGAAGCCCATCTTCTGGCCGAGCCACTGGCCGTACTCTTCTTGCTTCACCAGTAGGTTGACCGCCTGCGGGCCGAACCGCGCGGCGATCATCTCCAGCGTGCGGTCATGGCGCAGGATCTCATCCTGGGCCTGGGCGCGGGTCAGCGGGGACAGCGGCTTGAGGACGACGGTGCGGCCATCGATCGCCGGCAGCTTGATGGCGCCTTGCTTCACGCGGATGTGCGCGACGCGGCGCACCACCGGGAACAGGAATTCCGTGATCGATCGGCTGTAGGGGCCGGCCTGGCGCTTCGCGCGGTCGGCGGTCCGCTGCAGGATCTCGGTCGCCGAAGCGGGGGTGCCCTGTGGCGGGCCCAGATCGTTGATGTTGAAGACCCGCCGAATGGTCATCTGGAGGTTTTCGACCACGATCTGCGACAGGTTGAAGTCGCCGGCGATCTCGATAGCCTCCAGGCCCTTCGAGCCCGCCGCCTTCGGGATGATGGTGCGCGGCTCCAGCACGATGGTGTCCGGGTTGATCACCCCATCGTCTTCCGCCTGCCACAGACCGCCGATGGCGAGATCCCCGTATTCGAGGATCATTTCCTTGATCAGGTTCAGGGTCTTGATGTCGGGCATGGCGATCTGCGCCGGGCCCCGGCCCAGGATCTCGCTCGCCACGCGCATGTAATCGAACGCGATGAAGGGGCAAGAGCCATGGCCTTCATAGGTGCCGCTGGCGATCGGGTAGGCTTTCTCCTTCAGCACCGCCCGATAGTTCCACCGCTCGGTCCCGCGCACCGAATAGTCGCGTTCGATGCCCTCCAGCACCTCGAGCTCGGCATCCGGATTCGATGCCTCGGACATGCCCTGCGGCCAAGTCATTTTCGGCCACAGCACCTCGATGTCGCTGACCTTCAGCTTGCGGGGCCGGTACAGCCGATCCTTACGGCCGCGCGGCCCCAGGCCGAGCCAGCATTCCGAGAGCGGGAGAGCGGTGCAGTTGATCGGGTCCACCGCGTCCCCGTCCTCGATCATGAGGACGCCACTGGCGATCGCGTAATCCAGGCCGGCCTCGTGCGCGGCGGCGCGGAAGTTGGAATCGTTGATGGTGGCGATGATGTCTTCGGCGACCGGCTGCAGCGCGCGGTCGACCTCGGAGCGGACGTTATCCGCCACGGCCTTGCCGGCGTTGAAGGCGAACGGCGCGGAATCAGTCGGCCAGATGTCGTCCAGCCAGTTCGAGGCGAAATCCTGGATCGCTTCGCACGCTGTGGTGTCGAAAAGCCGGTCGGTGCGCCGGTCACCCGGGCTGCTCATGTAGCTGCGCTGGCGGAGCGGCAGGCAATATTCGTAGCAGTCATCGATGATGCGCGCGACTTCCTGGTGCTTCACGCGAGCGACCTCGGACCGGGCGAGAAACCGCTTGATCTCGGCGTCGTCCAACCCGGCGGCGGCTGGGGCGGGCGTCTTCTTCGCCATTTAGCCCCCGAGCTGGGCCGGGAACCCGAGCGAGCCGCCAGCTTCGGACAGCAGGGACCGCTTGCCGCGAATGCCGCGGGCGAGCGCCAGGCGCTCTTCCTCTTCCTTCTTCTTCAGCTCTTCGGCCTCTTTGCGCGCCTGCTCGGCGGCCGCAATGCGCCGCTTTTCAGCATCGCTGGGGCCTCGCTGCTTGGAACCGCCCATCAATCCGCTCCCTTGTCCGCCGGCAGCCCAAAGGCCGGTTTCGCGCCTGAGGCCCGGAGCTTCCGGTAGAGGGCGTAGGGTGTCACCGCACCCTGGGGCAGATTGCAGAGGTGCGCGGTCGCGGAGACGCAGCTTGCCAGGAACCGGAGCCGCGGCCGGCGCACTCGCTCGACCTCCACCTCGAGGATGGTCCAGCCCCGTAGGTGGCATTCCGCCACGATCTCATCGACCTCCGCATGCGTCATGGTGCGGATGTCGCAGCCGTCGAAGATCACCTCGAAGCGGATCCACCGCTTGGCGGCGATGTCGTACCCGAAGGCCCAGCAATGCTTGAAGCCGGCGCGCAGCAGGTGGTGCCACCAGACGTTATTGCCGCAGTCCTCGAAGACGACAAACCATCGATCGATCGACGGCCGGAACGCGCGGGTTTCGTCCATCAGCCCCTCCGCCGCAGGCCGTGCCGCTGCCAGATCGACCCGCCGCGTGGCGCCACCACCGGCTTGAAATCCCGCCGATGGCTCACCAGGTCGCGACCCTCTCCGGCGCCGAGCAGCATGTATTGGCCGGCCTCGCAGACGTGGGAATAACGGTTCTTCACCGGCTCTTGCGCGTACAGCTCCTGCGTCCCGCTGATCTGCAGCCGGCGGAAGTGATAGCCGCCTTCCCAGCCGGCGATGACCGTGGAGCAAATCGGCGACACGACGCAGCAGGGCTTACCGTCCTCCATCCGGGTGAGGACGCTTTCGACGGCCTCGACACGGATCTGAAAATCGTTGGTGTGGGTCGGGTAGACGTGGATTCCGTGCGCCCGCAGGATGTCGAAGGGCGTGGCGTCATCGGTCTGTCCGGGATAGCCGCCCGAGGGATCGCCGTAGAAGTGGAATTTGGTGCCCGGCGGGAACCGGGAAGCGCAGAATGCCTTGAGCACCGGCGCGAATTGCGACGTCGCCATATCGCGCGTCACCAGCTCGTACGGGATGAACCAGCGCAGCGATTGTCGCTGACCGAAGAGCGCTGCCGGCGTGCGGCCGAAGTCGAGGCCCACCCAGACATCGAGGCCCGGGATCGGCTTCAGCACCTCCTTCGCAACGTGGATCTCCGCGCGGAAGGACATCTGCACGGCTTTCCCGTCGAAGGTCGAGCCGTAGCGGTTGAGGATGTTGACCTCGATCCAGGACCGCGTCTTGCCCTGGATCGTGTCCTGGTAATAGGTCGGCGCCAGGTTCTTCAGGTTCTCCGCCGGGAAGATGCCAGCGCGCTGGCCGCGGTTGACCTCGTAGCCGGTCAGCTCGCCCTTCTCGCTGAAGGTCTCCAGCATCGCCGGCGGCTGGGTGTAGAACTGCCAATTGGCCGGCTTCACCATCGTCAGCTTGTCGGCCTCCGACATCCATTCCGGCGCCGGCTTCTCGCCCGACATGATCGCCCACCAGTGATCCGCCGCCGGCGCGTTCGTGTCCATGATCACGCCCGCCCAGCTCGCCCCGCCGTCCTTCATCGACGGATAGCGGTTCACGCGGCCGGTCACCGCGTCGATCGCCTCTTTCGGAACGAAGCGCGCCTCGTTGATCCAGGCGCCGGTCAGCTCCAGCGAATACAGCGTGTCGACGTCGCTGGGATCGTCCATCGCGATGAAGTAGACCTCGGCCTCCATCACCGTCCCGTCCGGCAGCGGGCCGAGCCGCATCGAGTGCCGGAACGGCGGCGATTGCGTGAATTTCCCGAAGACATGCTCCGGGAACCACTGCAGCCAGGTCTTGATGGTGGTCATTTTGAGCTGGGGGCCGGTGTTGCGGATCACCGCCCAGCGGGTCCGCCTCACCCCGTGCCGATCTGGCGCCTGGCCAAGCGCCCGCCGGAAAATCTCGACACAGCAGGCCGCCGACTTCCCGGACCCCCACGGCCCTCGAATGCCGCGGACGAAGCTGTCCGAACGCATGAAAGCGTCCAACACCCGCCCGTCCGGCTCGTAATGGAATGTGATCGGCTCGGCCACGCCAGCCATTTCGCCGGCGCCCGCCCTTGCCCTCAACGCACCGCCATGGTTCGCTTCGCGCTCAACGGCAAATGGGGGCCAGCATGACCGGCGGACCTTTCAGCGACGTCGACTGGATGAGCTTCAAGGAATTCCTCAACTTCGCCCAGATGGGCTTTGCGCTCGGGGTAGGCTACTCGATCCTGCGCCTCGTGCTCGCGCCCATATCCCTCCTCACGGTCCTCATCGCGAAGACCCTGTTTCCTGAGAAATCCTAAGCGGAAAATCCAAAATCACCACGAGGCACCAGAGCGGGGGAAATCGTGTGTGAGAGGGGAAGCGGCGATCGTGCGCGCGGATTTTCGACCCCCCGGGTCGCTGCGGCCGCGCGCCTGGTTTCGACCCCCCACCCCCCGCGCCCGCCGCTGATCCTTGATCAGCAGGTCATCGCGCGCAGGTGGCCGATCGCTGCCCGCATTCCGAACTACTTCGCATCCACCCGTGCGGAATGGCCATCGATCACAACATCTGGTGTGTCCGAGTAGCGCCCGAGGTTGATGGTGACCGAGATCCCGCCGCCCGCGCCCTGGCCTGGCTGTTGCTGCGTCGTCAGGCCGGCGCTGGCCAAGATGCTCTTCGCTGCATCGGCCTGCACATATTCACTGCTCGCGGAATCTGCGAGCTTTGCCAGACGCTTGGCAGCGACCAGCGTTGCGCCTCCGAGCGTCTTACCGGCCGCGGCGACGATCGCGCGCTGAACCTCTGGCCTTTGCTTCAGGCGGCAAACACCCACTCTTGCTCCTGCATCGGACTTGCAACCGGATGCGCGGCGGTATGCCTCGGTCTCGGTGAGGTCCTCGCTCATGACGATTTCGATGAAGCGACGCTCGATGGGCGTGAGGCCGTCATCACCGGCGGTGGTGCGGGCTTTGCGGCGCTGCTTGGTGATGTCGTCGGTCTTGGAGAGAGCGGTGGCGACGACGGATGGGACGCGCTTGGGCATGGGTCAGCCGATCAGTTGAGAGAGAGGGTGAGTGCGCGCGCGGAAGCGCGGCATGGGCGGGCATTCGATGTCAACTGCACAAGAGCACGCGCGTTTTGTCGTTGCGCGTCTGAGGGTTGGATATAGTTGCAGTTCCGCCACAGGAAACATCAGGCTTTCTTTATTGCCGCGTCGAGGGGAAATAAGGGAAACGACCCAATGGGTCACCCAATGGGGGACCTATCCTGATTTGGCTGGGTCAGGCTGCAGGGATGCACGGTACCAGTGCGGAGGTCGAGCAGCGTGGGCGGCCAATCCGGATGGGCGAAGAAGGCATAGCCGCAATCGGTCGAGAAGGCCCATTCCGTGCCCTCGACCGCCATCAGCGGCAGCCCCTCGTCAGTGTAGAGCGCCTCGCTCACCTCAGCGTAGACGAGCGGCTTCCGCTCTCCATCCTCGAAGCGATCAAGCCAAAGACGCCGCGCCGCGACTGGCAGCGTCTTGCCCATCAGCGGTCCATTGACGATCCCGAAGTGCATTCTGACTCCTATGCCGCTCTGGGGCCCGGCGGGTCGGGCCGAGGATCTTGGGGCTGGTTCAGCAGCTCCAGGGTGGTGTCCACGGCCACATCGAGCTGCGAGATCAGCCAATCCTTCTGCGGCTCGGTCTCGAACACGCTGGCCATCCAGACGTTCACGCGCGCTGACCGGTAGATGGTGATGCGGCAGAGCACGTCTTCATCCGCGGTGGTGCGGAGGCTGGCATCGATCGCGAGCTGGCGGCCGGCGCGCACCTGGCCGAGGTCGATCACCTTTTCGGTCATGCCGCCACCTGCTCGCCACGGACCATCCGCGCCCAGATGTCGGGGCCGCACATGCAGGGCGTGGTTGGGCTCGCCGTGTCGTAGTAGCAGACTGCACCCTCGACCAGATGGGTGCAGATGAAGACCCCGGCCGCAGTGAAAGCCTTGTCTCCGGGCCGCGGATCGGTGGCAGGGTCGCGCGGCGGCAAGAGCTGAGCGGCGGCCACGCCGTTCTGCCAGCGCGCAAGGCCGCCCTGCCATTCCTGGCCTCGCCATTCGAACTTCACCAGCGTGGGGCCATCGCTCGGCAGCACCAACGCGACATCGCCCTTGATCAGCAGACGGTCACCAGGTGCGGGGTTGAGCTTCGGATTGCGGCTCATGCCGCCGTTTCCCGCTCTGTGGCGCCAGCTGAGACGCCTTGGGCGATGAGGGCCTTGGCGTCGTCGGAGCGCGGCAGAACCTTCTCCTTGAGCGCAGGCGGGACGGAGATGGCCTGCGCCAGCGGCTTCGGTCCGGGCTCGGCGCATTTGGCCCGGAAGGCGTCCATCGCGGCGTTGTGCGCCGCCTTTTCCTCGTCCGTCAGCTCCGACCAGGCCTTGCCCTTGCTCGGCGGCGGCAGCGTCGGCTTGGCGTTGGCGAGAGCTTCGAGGCGCGCGCGGAGCTGCTTGATCGGCCCGACCTTCTCGTCCATGAACGCGGAGATCTCGGCGAAGCTCGGGAACCATTTGAACCGCTCGCCGGCCTCGCGCAGCGTCTCGCGCGTCAGCACCAGCTCCGGCGCTTCCATCAGCGGCACGTAGACCCCGATCTTGGCTTTGGCATCGGCGGCTGTCATCTGGCCGGCGCAGAGGGTCCCGAGCATCGCCAGCCAGTCCTTCGCCTTCTGCCGCGGCGCCGGCTTCAGCGCGTCCTCGGTGGCAGGCAGGAAGCGCTTAGCGGCCGCGATGAGCTCGGGCGTGATGCGCTCCGGCAGGCGCCAGGCGAGCGCCACCGTGAAGGCGCCGCGGTCATCGTCGGAATAGCGAATCTCGGTCGGTGTCATCACCGCCGCCTTCAGCGAGGACGGCAGCGAAACCGTTGGAATGCTTCGCTCCACCGGCACCAGGGCCGTTCGAGCTTGATCGGTCATAGGCACCTTCCATCAGCTTGGTGAAGCTGGATTCCTGCAGCAGGAAGTCAAATCCGGCCTTCCAGCCGCGGTCGTTGTCGCCGTGCATCCAGCGGTTGGCCTCGAGCTTGGCCAGGGCCAGTCGCCAACCCTCGATCCCGCCGGCATCGCTGAGGCGCTTGCTGAGCTTCGCTTTCCGCTGCGGTGTCAATCGCTGCACGCTCGGCAAGCCGATGCGCTGCGCAAGCGTGTTCCACTCGGTCACCGCCAGCGCGGCCAGGTCAGGCGGGGGGTCGCCATCATTCGAGCGAAGCGAGAATGATTCTGGCATCTGGCTTCTAGCATCTAGCTTCTGAGTAATGGGTAAGTCGGTGGGGGACCCATTGGGTGACCCATTGGGGTCCTTATTGGGTGACCCATCCTCTTCCCCATTGGCCCATCGCTTATTCGCCCAGTCCCTCCCCTCTTGCGCGCGGCCCCGGTCCCGGACCATCCGGCGCGAGTAGACGGTGCCGTCCGGCGTGCGGCTGAAGACCCCTGCCCCTTCCAGCTCCGCCAGCAGCCGCTCGACATCGCGCGGGCTTCCGCCGCCCAGCAGCATGGCGAGCTGCTTGGGCGTCGGCGCGTTGCCGTTGATGACCAAGTGGCCGTAGGGCTCGGCTTCGTGCATCAGGCCGAGCATGTCGATCCAGAGGCCGCGCGCCGCCCAGCCGCACATGCGCAGGCCGGGCTCCGCGCGCCAGTCGGACGGGTACCACTTCAGCCAGGGTTGCCGGCGGGGATCGGTCATGCGTCCCTCTTGAGCCAGAATGCCTGCGTCGGCCCGCAGTGATCGTGCGACCAGACCATCCAGAGATAGTCGGTCTTGCCGCCCTTCGCCTCGATCGACCCCTCCAGCAGCTTGGTGCCCGGCGGCATCGACGGCCTGGTGCTGAGGTAGTAGATCCGCGCCGGCCGGTGCTTCTCGAAGAATGCATAGCGCCGCTGGGAGAATGGGAACTGCTGCTGCAGGATCGCCGCCACCTTGTGGGTGGCGCAGGCCAGCGCTTTCTCGATGAAGGCCTGGGCCTGCCCATATGGCGGGTTGAAGATGATGTTGTCCGCCGTGTCGCCATGATCGGAGAGGAAGTCGAGCTCGCCCAGGATGGCTTCGGAGCGGTCGTGAAGGTCGCTGCCGTGGGCTTCGAGGCCAGCGGCCTGGCACGCCTTCACGATGGTGCCGATGCCCGCGCACGGGTCCCAGATGTCGCCCACGAACCGCTCGGCCGCCAGCAGCAGCTCGACGGCCCACGCGGGCTCGACGTACCAATCCGCATCGGCGCGCTTGAAGTCCTTCACCGTGCGAACATCGAAATCGGCGCCGTTAGCCATTCGCCTTCTCCTGCACCTTCAAGCCGTATTCGAGCAGCGCGATGGCGTCGGCTTCGTTGTCGTCCGTCACCTGGAACCCGGCGGCCTGCAACGCGGCGATGATGTCACCCTTGGTCGCGCGGCCACTGCCGGTCGCGGATTTCTTGAGCGTTGCCGCCGCCACCGGCAGATAGGCGAAGCCGTGATGCTCGCACCAGGCCGTGAGCGCGCCCCAATAGGCGCCCCACGAAAACGCGGACTTGTAACCGTTCTTGCGCGGGATGAAGTCCAGCCGCTCAAAGACCACAAGCGAGATCTCGCCGCCGGCCGCCTGCACCTTGCTGTGCTGCTCGATCAGCCAGGCGCGGAACCGAAGGAAGGGCGCGCCGTCCCGCTCGTGGCCTCCGCGATGGAAGTCCACATGACCGTGATGCTTCCGCCCGTCTGGGAGCCGGAGCGCCCAGCCGGTGCGGTTGCCAAGGTCGAGAGCGAGGACGGCGCCCATGTGCCTACCGCCCCACCGCTGCGATGAGGTTGGACCAGATATCCGAGGGGAACACCGTGGTGCCCATCTTCACGCGGTCCGGCGCATCGATGAAGATGTCGACGTGCACCTCCGTCCGCTGCTTCTCCTCGTTCGTGACACGGCGGAAGCCGCTCTGGTGAACGTAGGGCACCGCCGGCTGTGGCTCGGGCGCCGGGTCGGTGCTGGCCGCCGGCGGCAGGGGATCATCCTGCTGCTCGACATCGGCGGGCGGATCGACCCGCTCCGCTTCCGGCGCCGGATCCTGCTGCTGGGCAGCCTGTTCGGTTTCGGCGGTGGTGGTCGTGTCGTTCGCCGGCTTCTCCGCCGGATCGGCGGCCATTGCCGCCTGGTTCTTGCGTGCCATGTTAATTTTCTCCACTGGTTTGTAGGTGACGATCAGGCCGCGGCCGGCGTGGGCTGCAGCTTCCCGCTGGCGATGTCGCGGTCAGCGTCATCCCAGGCGTTCGTCCACAGCTCGGCGTCATTGCCGGTCGGATAGGGGTTGCGGTCGCGCGGGATGCCGGCCTTCCGCGCTTCGTATCCATGCTGGTACGCGTCATGGGCGTTGGCGGCCTTCTTCGGCCCCTGCCCACCCTCCGGCGCACCATCGGCGTTCAGCGCGCCATAGAGGCCGAGCGGCAGGTCCATCCAATTGGCGTACGTCGCCACGTTGTTCATGATCCGCTTCCGCGTGAGCGGATCCAGCTTCGCCAGCTTGTGGGTGAGGTCGAAGGCTTTGGTGTCGATGCCCTTTTCCTCCGCCGCCTTCCGCGCATTGCGCAGGGCGGCCACCGCGGCGTCCTTCGTCGCCAGCTTGTTCAGGATGTTCTCGCGGTGCTTGTTGAACTCGACCTGGTCCACGCTGGTGTTGGCCTGCTGGATCTCGGCGCCGGATTCCTCCGCCGCCTGCTGTTCGGCCTTCGCTGCCTTGGGTTTGGGTCCTCGTTTCGCCATGTCCTCTCTCTCCTCTGATTCCGTGGATCAGAAAGCCGGGATGTAATGGGCGTGCTCGGCGAGCCGCCCGGCGCCTGAGGCGGCCAGGATGTTCATGCGCGCGCATTCGCGGCGCTCATCCGAGGTGCCAGGCGTGATGTGGGTCAGGCGCCAGTGATCGGCGCAGTACGGGCGCTCGGGCAGCGTTGGTGCGTCGCACCAGCACCAGCCAGGCGCGCGCGGGTCGCCGTGGATGTAGCGGCAGCCGCTCATGCTGCCCTCCGCTGGCCACGGCTGACCGCTGCGCGCCTGGGAGCGCGCTTTCCAAACTCGACTTCGCGCTTCCGGCCCCGCTCCTGATTGCATTTCTGGTGCGCCAAGACCCAGCGCTGTTCGCCGTTGCGCGTGCGCTCGCCGCGCGTCGGATCGAAGCGGTCGCGCAGGTGGTCGATGGTCGCCAGATCGGCCGGCAGCGGCCGCACGTTGGTCGTCACCTCGGGGCAATCGTTCCAGTGGCGCATCGGCTTGCCGCACCAATGGCAAAGTCCACCCTGCGAGCCCCAGAGCCGTTCCCGCCGGCGCTTGCGCTTCGCGTTGGACTTCGTGCCCATCAGGCCGCCCGGTCTTCGCCGAGGTCGTAGAAGTCGTTCGGCGTGACCTGGCCATCCGTGGCCTCGACAATTGCCTTGGCCATGTCCCGCTTCGGTAGCTGCCCGCGCTCGATCCGGTGAATGATCTGCAGATCGACGCGCTTCCCAAGCTTCTCCGCCACGCGGGCCGCCATGGCCTCGAGCGTCAAGCCATTCTGTTCCCGATATGTTTTCAGTTTCATGGTATTTTGCGCGTTTTGTGAAATCGGCCACAAGATGTGGTGGGTTTACTATTTCGCAGTATTTGCGAAACTGTCAAGGTGATTTCGCAGTCTTTACAATGGACCGGTTTTGCAAATTCCGCGAAACCTCGGGGCATGGTCGGTCGGCCCCGCTCTTTCGACGAACCCGCGCCAAATCGCATCCGGGAGATCCGCGAGCGCATGGGAATTTCCCAGGCCGAGCTCGCGCGCCGCATTGGCGAGACCTGGGACCATCACAAGGTTTCGAGGATTGAGAGCGGCAAGACTGGGCTCGATGTGCGCGAGCTGGAGCCGATCGCAGCGGCCCTGGGTGTCTCGCCGGCGGAGATCCTGACGAGCGCAACGCGCAGTCTGGCGCGCATCATCGGCTATGTGGGCGCCGGCGCGGAGGTGTTCCCGATCGAGGAACTGCCGCGCTGGGAGGGAGACTACGAGGTCGAGTGCCCCCACGAGCTCAACCCCGACGACACCGAGGCGCTGATCGTGGAGGGCGATTCCATGCTCCCGATCGAGCCGCGGTCCACGGTCTTCGTGACCCGGTCCCGGCCGCTGACGGCGGACGATATGCTCGGGAAGCTGTGCGTGGTGGAGCTGGCGGACGGCCGGCGGCTCGTGAAACAGGTCCGCCGGGGCTACCAACGGGGCCGGTTCAACCTCATATCTACGAATGCAGCGCCGATCGAGGATGTCGAGATCGAGCGCGCCGCCCGGGTCCGGGCGATCATCCCGCCGAACGGAAACTGAAACTTAACGCGAACAGCAACTTAGGGTTACGTCCCCCGTTTACACTCCGACAATGTTCCTTTACTAGAATTGCGCAGGAATGCGCTTGGGGACCGCATGGCCATCTTCATTATCACTGCCGCGACCGAAAGCCCGGTGCTCGCCAGCGCGATCGCACGGCTGTATCCAAACGATCACATCCAGATTGGCCCTGGCCAATGGCTGGTCGCGGCCGAGCTCACGACGCGTCAGCTGTCCGACAAGCTCGATGTCACTTCTGGCAATGCGGGAAATTCCATCTTCATTGCCGGCATCAGCACGTATTACGGGCGGCATAGGACGGACATTTGGGAGTGGATTCGTCTGAAGTGGGACGGGGGGCCGCATGGCTAAGGGGCCCAAAAATTCTAACGAGGGAACTCCAAAAGAATATCCAAATACGGTGCCGCCGACGGAGCTTTATCCCACTTCCGACATTCGTTTTGTCATGGTGGAGATCGGCAAGCTCACGAAGTCTGTCGACCGGCTCATCGATGATGTTAAGGATTCCTCCAGCCGGCTTGGCTCGATCGAGAACACCCTGACGCTCATCAAGGGCGGGTTGTTCGCGTGCATCTTCTTGATTCCGATTATTGGCGGCCTGCTCTGGTGGCTGATCGGCGACAAGATGGAATCGGTGCGCGACGACATCTTGAACCGGCCGCCCGCGGCGCAGACCCAAACGCAGACCACCCAATAGCCCGCCAGGAACGCCGTTCCCCGGGCCCGTTCAGCCTTCAGTTCGCTTTACGCCACACCCACGGCATTTCGAACGCCCCGGCCCAGATCCCACGCCGGGCCGCTTCGGCGCCCGCCGCCGCGCTCCTGACCACCTCGCACTTGCAGTCCCGGTAGGGCACCGCCAGGCCGCTGTCCGCCAGCCAGGTGGCCATGTCCGCGCCAGCCACCGAGCAGCGCGCCAGGTGCCGCCCGTAGCGGTCCAGCTTCGTCGTATCGCAGCTCACCACCTGGTCCCCGATCCAGTCCGCCAAGGCCAGCGCCGCCCGCTGGCCGCAGCGGTACGCAGCGCCGATGGCATCCGTGCAGAGTTGCCGGCTTTCGGGCGCGTCGATGTCCAAAATGCGGACGCGCTCGCCGTGGATCTCGAGGGTGTCGCCGTCGATCACGGTGGCCCGGCCGGCCAGGATCTCCGCCATCGCGAGGCGCGGCGGCACCAGCAGCAGGATCAGCAGCAGGATCCTCAGTCCCATTCGAGATCCGCCAGCTCGACAACCACCAGGCGCGCCGCCGGCATCCGCAGCGCTTCGATCTTCCGCCGCGCCCCGACTTCGAACCGTGGCCCGTGCTCGGCCCAGCAGCGCAGCATTTCGCGCTCGGTGAGCTGGGCCCGGCAGATCCGCTCCAGCGTCCGCCTGGCGACGAAGCAGCGCCAGATTACATCGTCCGGCGGCTCCCCGCGCCGAGCCTCGAAGCCAATGCCCAGCTCCGGCCAGCGCACCGCCCCACCGCCGCGGTAGCTCCACCACCAGCGCGGCAGCGGCCGCCGCAGGTGGCGCCAGGCCTCGTGTTCAGTCATTCAAAACATACCAATCCAACGAGCCGGCCACCCCTCGCTCGGCAGTTGAACGCTTCAATGACCTCGTTCTTTTGCTCGGTCGCTTCGCAGACCGCCCAGCGGTCCACCGCCTCAAGAAACAACTCCACATCCATTTTGCACATGCGGAACTGGTGATCACTCTCGAACGGCTTGTTCGAAGTCAGGAGGCCGTCTGCGCACCAAGGCGCGCTCGGCTTGACGCAATAAGCCTGCGCGGCCGGCACCCAAACCAGACAGACTCCGAGTGCTGTAAACAAGGTTGCGCGCATAGGGCCCTCCACACGCTGACCGAGCATGAGAGCCGGGTCGTTCCCGTTTCGTCCATCGCGCAATTTGCGAATCGAAGTTCCGAGACGCAAACGATTTTCGTAATTTCCGCGAAATCCGCTTGACTAATTCGCATTATTTGCGAAACTCCGGGCCGTCGCTGATTCCAGCGGCGCCGACCCGGAGGAACCGGGAATTCCGTGGACCAAGAGCAGCCGGCGGGCGGGCCTCAAGCGCTCGCCGGCCCTACGGAGGGGGAAATCCATGCAGCGTTCGCTGTCCAGCCACATGCGCGACCAAGTCGAGAACTGGTTCGAAGGCCCCATTCCTCCTGAAGAGAGAGAACGAATCCGCATCGTTGAAGCGGCGGAGAAATCTTACGACCGGTCCCTGACGCCAGTCGAACGAGCGATGCGCAGCCTGCGCTACGCGCTGGCGGAGCTCGAGCGGGACAGCGCGCTGCTGGAAGCCAGCCGCCAGTTGGTCATCGAGGCGAGCGACCACAACAGCAAAGACGGCTGGGAGAAGCAGCACGAGCGCCGCCGCCTGATCGCCTTGGAGTGCGCCACGTGGGCGCAGACGAAGCTGGAGGCGGTGCTAAAGGCGCTGCAGCCGGCCGAGAAGCAGGAGGCCGCGTGATGAAGATCTCCATCCCCTTCCTGAGCTGGACGGCCAAGGCCTCGCTCGAAATCGAAATCCCCGAGAGCACCGAGGAACGCTGGCGGCTCCGAGCTGCGCTCGAAATTGCTGCCAAGCAAGGCGCCAACCTCGACGGCGCCAACCTCGACGGCGCCAACCTCGACGGCGCCAACCTCGTCCGCGCCAACCTCTACGGCGCCAACCTCGACGGCGCCAACCTCGACGGCGCCAACCTCGACGGCGCCAACCTCGACGGCGCCAACCTCGTCCGCGCCAACCTCGTCCGCGCCAACCTCGACGGCGCCAACCTCGTCCGCGCCAACCTCGTCCGCGCCAACCTCGTCCGCGCCAACCTCTACGGCGCCAACCTCTACGGCGCCAACCTCGACGGCGCCAACCTCGACGGCGCCAACCTCGTCCGCGCCAACCTCTACGGCGCCAACCTCTACGGCGCCAACCTCGTCCGCGCCAACCTGAAGAGCATCCAAGTTGACCTCTTCGACATCCTGATCCGTGCGCAGGCCGAAGTTCCGGGCCTGCTGGCGGCGCTCCGCGCCGGGAAGGTCGACGGCTCGACCTATCAGGGCGACTGCGCCTGCTTGGTCGGGACGATCGCCAATGTCCGCGGCGTCAACTATCGCAGCCTCGAGAACGGCCTTGAGCCGAATTCCAGCCGGCCGGCAGAGGCATGGTTCACCGGCATCAAGGAGGGCGACACCCCCGAAACTAGCAAGGTGGCGAAGATCACCGAAGACTGGATCGTGGAATTCCTGACCATCACCGGCCAGTTGCCGGCTAAGGAAGCCGCCTAGATGGCGGTGCCGCGCGCCCTCGCGCTTGTGTTAGCGCTGGCCGTCGCCCCAACGGCTGAAGCCGCCTGCGTTTCCCCCGACCAGGCCATCGAGCTCAATGCCAAGCTCGGCTTCGTGCGGCTGACCGAAGCGCAGGGCGCGCGGTTTCTCTCCTACTTCAACAAGCGCGCGGAGCCGGACGCGCCTCCATCGTGGAGCTGGGTCCTTTTCTGGCGCGGCGTGAAGTCGGACATGGTGGCCATGGGATTCGAGAAAGGCTGCCTCGTCTACACATCGCCGCTGCTCGACCGCGCAGAGGTCAACAAGGCCATCGTCGGAGGCTACTGATGCAGCTCGTTCCCATCGACATCGTTATCTGTCTCGCCCTCTTTGGCGTCGCGCTCGGCTGGCTGTGGGGCTTCCTCATGCGCCCGAAGCGGCGCCCGCGCATCCCCGACGCGGCGTATTTCGGCCAGGACTATTCGCGCAAGCCCGAGCTGCGCGCCGCGCGCAAGGTGGCGTGATGCTCAGCGACAAGAGCCCCGCCGCCATCCAGGCCCGCTACGCAGCCGCCTGCGCCGCCATCGGCAAAGAGGACCCCTCGCTGACGATCACCGACAGCCACGAGGACATCCCCCACCTGCTGACGGTCAATCGCGACTTGCTGACCGCTCTCCAGAAGATCCGCGCCGAAGAGAGCTGCAGCCCGGTCATCGCCTACATCGCTGATAAGGCCGTTGCCAGCGCGGGCCAAGCATGAGCGGCGCCCCGTCAGCCCCCGTCCCGCTCCCGCCGTCGCTGCGGCCGCGCGAAGAACTTCACGAAGTTGAGGCTGAGCTGCAGCGGCTCCGTCCGCGGGGCGGACCATCGCTCCTTGATCTTGATCGTCAGCTCGACGCCCAGCGCCTCCGCGTACCAGCCAAGCATCACCGGGGAGATATTGCGCACGCCGCATTCCCACTTGCTCACCAGGCCGGCGGCGCAGCCGATGATGGAATCCATTTCGGTCTGGGAAATGCCGAGGGCTTTGCGCCGCCGCGCGAGGCGGCGAAGCACCACCCCGACCGGCGACAGATCGGGTCCCCGCTTGAGAGCGTTGGGCTTCCGGCGGCGTTTCTGCATGGCCGCCCCTTGATCTCCGGACAATCGTCCTTTCTGTCAATGGTGGCCCATGCCTGATCCGCTGAAGCAGACCGTTTCCGCGTCGCAGGTGGGCGCGCTTTTCAACCTCTCGCCCTACGCCACCCGCTTCACGCTCTGGCATTGGTTCAAGTCCGGCGTCGGTGAGACAGCCGAGAATCGCCGCATGACCTTCGGCAAGTTCGTGGAGCCCTTCATCCTCGACCAGGTGCAGGAACGGCTCCGGCTCGAGGTCACCCACAATGCCGCGCGCGAATACGTGCGCCGCGCGCCGATCGGCTGCACCAGGGACGCCACGGTCTACGACCCGGCGCGCGGCCTCGGCATCGTGCAGGCGAAGGCGGTCAGCTACATGTCCTGGAAGGAGAACTGGACCGAGGCGATGGCGCCGAAGTGGGTCGAGCTCCAGGCGCAGACCGAAATGCTGGCCACCGGCGCGAGCTGGGGCGTCATCGCCGCCATGATCGGCCAGAACGACAATCTGCTGCTCTACGAGCGCACCCCGAGCGAGGCCCTGGTGTCGCGCATCAACGGCGAGGCGCAGGCATTCCTTGCGAGCCTAGAGGCCGAGGACGCGCCCGACGCGCTGGGCAGCGAGACCGAGATCCCGGTGCTGGCCGCCCTCTACCCGGCCACTGTCGAGCGCAAGGTGCTGACCCTTACCGACACCAGCCTTGGCGAGGACGCGCGGCTCTACCGCTGGGCGGCGGCGGAGCGCGCGGCGATGGAGCGGGTGGAAAAGGACAAGAAGGCGAAGCTGCTGGCCGCTGCCGGCGACGCGGAGACACTGATCCTGCCGGGCGCTGAAATCCGGATCAAAAGGTCACAGACGAAGCCGAGCATCATCAGCCTGCCGGCGGAGATCGCCATCCCGCTCCGCGGCCTCAACTCCGCCCATGCCAGCGAGATCGATAAGGCTCTCGCATGGCAGCACCAGGCCAAAGCCGGCGGCGTCAGAACCACCCTCGACGTGACCGAGACAGCCGCGCCCGATTTTCTCGATGAAGTGAAGGAGCTGACCCCGTGAGCAATGCCCTGACGGTCTACGAAACCGACCTCAATTCGATGACGCCGACCTTCGCGGACGTGCTGCCCAAGGGGTTCCCCGTCGCGCGGCTGATCCGCACGGTCCTCATCTCGCTGGAGCGGACCCCGAAGCTGCTGGAATGCACCAAGGCCAGCGTCATGCAGGCGTCGACCACGCTGGCGGTGCTGGGTCTTGAGGCCGATGGCGTCACCGGCCAGGGCTTCCTGATCCCGTTCGCCGGCAAAGCTCAGACCGTCATCGGCTATAAGGGCTACAACACGCTGGGCGCCCGCGCGCGCTACGCCATCCGCGGCGGCCTGGTGCTGGAGGGCGACAAGTTCGACATCGATTACGGCCGCGCCCAGCCCATCATCCACAAGCCGAGCCTGGAACCCGTCGCCAATCGCAAGCAGATCGGCGCCTGGGCGCTGGCCGGCTCTGACATCGCACCGTCCATCCCAGTCTTTCTGCGGCAAGATGAGCTGCTGGCGATCAAGCAGCGAAGCCCCGGCGCGCGGAAGTCGGACAGCCCGTGGAATGACCCGGCCATCGGCTTCCCGGCGATGTGCGAGAAGTCGGCCAAGCGCCGGCTGGCGCGCTCGATGCCGCTCAACGTCTTCCAGCTCGGCGCCGTCATGGAAGAGCTGCACGAAGAGCGCGGCCTGCATTCCTGGATCGACCCGCGCGAGGGCGTCATCCATGACAACGTTCAAATGACCCAGGTGCAGCCGGTCGAAGAAGGCCAGATCGAAGGCTCCGCCGAGCAGGTGACCTTCCCGATCAACAAGGGGTCGACCACCGTTCAGTGCCAGAACATCGAGGAATGGGTGGCGAAGATGCGGATGGCGATCGACAGCCTCCGCGACCCCGAGAAGCTGCGCCGATTCCGGGAGCTGAACGGCCCGGTGATCGCCGATCTCCAGGGTAAGGGCTTCGAGGCCCAGGCGCGCACCGTCGATGAAGCCTTCACCATGGCCCTGCGGAGCGCAGCATGAAAGACATTGTCACCCCGCTGGAGGCCAAGCCCTGGGGCCACGCCTTCACCCTGCAGGGCGCCGATGGCGTCACCTACGGCCGCCTGCTGTTGGGCGAATGGCTGGAGCCGAAGGCAGCCGCCCACCTCGCCCGAGTACTCGCGGCCGGCACCGCCCTGCTGGCTGCGGGAGAGAAGGTGCTGGCTGATCTGGAAGCCCGAATCGACGCCGCGCCTTCCGACGCAAAGCCGGTGTTCAACGGGATCGCGGATCTTCACGACGCCATCAACCAGGCGAAGATCGAGGTCCGCTCATGACGGCCCTGGGCCTCACCCCGCGCCAGGCCGAATGCCTCGGCTTCATCCGCCGATACATCGCGGAGAACAACGGCGCCTCCCCGACCCGCCGCGAGATCTGCGCCGGCCTCGGGATGAAGTCGGCATCGGACGTTCACCAGCTCCTTCAGCGGCTCAAGGAGCGCGGTCACATCGATTGGGCGCCGCGGCGCTCGCGAGCCATCACCCTGTTGGAGAAGGCTGCAGCATGACATCCGCCTATCCACTCCAATGGCCCGATGGCTGGAAGCGCACGCCGGTGGCCCATCGCGCCGCCAATAGCCGCTTCAAGACCACCTTTACCAAGGCGCGCGCCGATCTGTTCCTGGAGCTCGACAGGCTCGGCGCCACCAATGCCGTGGTGTCGTCTTGGTTGCCGCTGCGGAATGACGGGCTGCCGCGCGCCGATGCCGCCAGGTCCCGCCTCTCGGATCCTGGCGTGGCCGTCTACTTCACCTACCTGGGCAAGCAGATGGTGATGGCGCGGGACGTGTTCGATTCCGTGCATGACAACCTGCGCTCCATCGGCCTGGCCATCGAGCACCTGCGCGGCCTCGACCGGCACGGCGGCGCGACGATGATGGAGCGAGCCTTCGAGGGCTTCCAGGCCTTGCCGGCGCCGGGCGGCTGGCGCGACGTACTGGGCGACCATGCCACGGTCCAGTCGGCCAATGTCAAATACCGCGATCTGTCCTTCAGGCTGCACAACGAAGGCGGGAACGAAGAGACGCAACGCCGCTACAACGCCGCCATCGAAGAGGCGCGGAAGGAGCTGGGCAATGGGTGACAAGACAGGCATCCAGTGGACCGACGCGACCTGGAACCCCGTTGTGGGGTGCAGCGTCATCTCGCCCGGCTGCAAGCGCTGCTACGCCATGAAGCAGGCCGCGCGCATCGAGCGGATGACGCCCTGCACCCACTACGCCGGCACAACCCGGATGACCAAGGCGGGCGCCGTGTGGACCGGCAAGCTGGCCCAGGCGCCCGACCACATCCTGTTCCAGCCGATGCGCTGGAAGCGGTCCCGCACGATCTTCGTCAACAGCATGTCGGACCTGTTCCACGAAGCGATCCCCGATGCCTGGATCGACCGCGCTTTCGCCGTGATGGCACTCTGCCCGCAGCATCGGTTCCAGGTGCTCACGAAGCGCAGCAAGCGGATGCGGGACTACATGACCGCCCACACGCAAGAAGGATGGATGACCGGGCACGCCTGCGGACGGGTGGCCAGCGAGATCGAGAGCTTGCGCAAGTCCGACCTCTGCCGAGCGCTGGGCCTCGGCCCCAATGGTGTTGGTCCGACCCCGCATGGGGAACCAGGCGCTACCTGGTGGCCGCTGGCGAACGTCTGGCTCGGTGTCAGCACCGAAGATCAGCAGCGCGCCGATGAGCGAATCCCGGATCTGTTGGCGACACCCGCGGCTGTCCGCTTCATCAGCGCCGAGCCGCTGCTGGGGTCGATCGATCTGACCCGTCTGCGGCGGGAACCGCGAGAGGGCTATGGCCTCGGACACCTGGACGCGCTGCGGGGGTGGACCAGGGGTGACGGCCACGGCTATCGCGAGTTCGACGCACCGGCCAAGCTGGATTGGGTGATCGCAGGAGGCGAGAGCGGCAAGGATGCGCGCCCGATGAACCCGCAGTGGGCGCGAGATCTCCGCGACCAATGCGCGGAGGCTGGCGTCTCCTTCTTCTTCAAGCAATGGGGCGAATGGGTTTCTGTCAGCGAGGTAGAGGGCGATGGCCCCTGGCACACCTTCCCTGACCATCGATCGGTGCGCAGGGTGGGCAAGAAAGCCGCCGGCCGGCACCTCGACGGCATCGAGCACAACGAGATGCCGGCATGACCGATCGCCTCGCCTGCCTCGTCCCGTTCTGCCGGCGAACCCACAAGCCGGAGGCCTACTCCGAATGGATCTGCGGAGAGCATTGGCGCCTGGTCAGCAAGGCCACACGCCGCCGGCTGTTCCTCGCTCGGCGGCGCGCCGTCCGGTTGATGGGGGAGCGCGGGCGAGCCTGGGCCGCCTTCGCGGATCGTCTTTGGGATCGCTGCAAGGCCGAGGCCTGCGAGCGCGCGGTGATGGCATGAGCGACGTGAAGCGCCTGCCCCACCAACTCGACGTCTGCCAATGCGGCGACTATCGGCGTGACCATGAGAACGGCACCGGGCGATGCAAGATGCCTGACGATCTCACGCACGGCTTCCAGCCCTGTTTGGTTTTCCGGCTCTGCCCGCTCGCCACATTTCACGATGCGGAGGAACGCAGGGAAGCCGCAGCGGGGAAGCGCGAATGACCCGCAAGCTCGACCTCGCAGAGCTGCCCGGCTGGCCGCGCGGGCTGACCCTCGCCCAAGCCGCCGCCTATGTCGGGCTGTGCCAGGCCAAGTACAAGCAGGCGGTCAAGGCCGGGCGCTACCCCGAGCCGACCATGGAGGGCAACCGCTACGACCGTGATTTGCTTGACGAATATGCGAGCGCGCGGCGCACCGGCCAGGCCGGATTGACGGGTGGCCCGCTCGGTATCACGCTGACCCCCATGGATCTAGATCAGGAGTTTGGCCTTGGGCGAGTTGGAGATCAGGTATCTCAGTAGTAAGACGCTGGCCGGCGGCGCCAAGGCGTACTACTGGTCACCCCCGACGAAGTTCAAGAAGCGCGGCTGCCCCTATGTCGCCGAAGCGCTGGGCCAGGATCTGGCCGCGGCCGTCGTCCGCGCCGAAGAACTCAACAAGCTGCTGGATGCCTGGCGCGCGCCGAAGGGTGAGCAGCCGACCGTGCAGTCTGGGACGCTGGCCTGGCTGCGGCGCGAATACGAGAAGCACGAGAAGTTCCGCAGCCGGCGCCGCCGGACCCGCGAGAATTATGAGCGCGCCTTAGACATCCTCGAAAGCTACAAGCTCGAATCCGGCGCGCTGTTCAAAGGCGTCACCGCGGCGAAACTGCGGCGGCGGCACGTCCGCAAGATGCAGGAGGTGCTGACCGAGCGCCACGGGCTGGCGACCTCCAACCTGGTGATGCGTGTCGGCCGGCTGCTCTGGAACTTCGCCATCGAAGAGCTGGAATACGACGCCATCACCCGCAACCCGTTCGCCAAGCTCGACCTGAAGAAGCTCGGCGGCAACACCTATGCCGTGACGCGCCAGGAAGCCTATACCTTCATCGCCAAGGCGGACGAGCTGGGCCATCGATCGATGGGCACGGCGGTGATGCTGGCCTTTGAGCTTTGCCAGCGAGAGAGCGATGTCATCGGCTTGGTCGAGGATGGCGAGCTGCGCGCCGGCATCACATGGGCCTGCTACAAATCGCCAAAGGACTTCGGCGTGCGCGCGGAGATCCAGGTCCGCCAGAGCAAGACCGATGAGCTGATCTGGGTTCCGCTGTTCGAAACCGACGCCGCCACGGGACAGCAGATCGAGCTAATCCCCGGCCTCGCTGACCGCCTCGACCAGACCCAGCGCCGCGGCTCGCTGATCGTCATGCGCGACACCAAAGATAAGCGGAAGAAGGTCCACCTGCCCTACAAGGAGGACTGGTTCCGCCACCTGTTCCGCAAGATCGCGCGCGCCGCCGGCCTCTCCGACCAGGTCACCTTCATGGGCATGCGGCACGGCGGGCTGACCGAGCTAGGCGATGCTGGCGCTACCGACCGCGAAATGATGTCCGTCAGCGGCCACACGACGCCCCACATGCTTTCGGTTTATTCCCGGCCGACCGCCAAGGCGGCTGCCAACGCCGCGCGGAAACGGCGCGCGCTGCGCTTCGACCGAGAGCAGGCTGGAACGAAAACGGGGTGA